CTATTCTCTTCTAATGAAACCCCTAAAAAAGGTTGTGCTGACATTCCTGATGTAGTATGCCATTGGCCATCTGCTGATTGATAACGCCAAGGTGTTTTTCTACCATCACCATTAGTAGCAAATAAACCTGTTCCATACTCCACATACGGAGCATATTCCATATTAGTTCCTACGATTCCTGTATTACCCTTTATTTCATGAGTAATACTTCTTTTTAGTGTTCCAGTAAGAACAGGTACCTTTTGTTTAGCAGTTGTTTCAACTAATACACATGCCTTTACTAATGATGGTTTAAAATCTACCTTTTTAAATGTAGGTGCTTTTATTTCTACTCTAAGCATTTTAGAAAGACCTGATTGTATTTTCTACCAGGGATGGTAAAAAGTATGTTGTATCTCTTACCATCCCTTTCCACCATATTGTTTGTGTTTACTTCTGAAACAGTCAAACAAAGAACATCTACATCTACATATTTAGGGTTATTTACATTAGCGAATTTGTAATCTATCCAAACAACTGAAATAGGTTTTCTAGTGGGTTCACCCTGTTTAGTTTGCCCATAAGCATCTTTACCCTCAAATGAAAGTAAGTCTATATTTTCCCACCTTCTATTGATTACAGACATTGTAACTTCCTCAAATTTCTAAGTTGTCTTTGGATAGGTGCTGAGTAATCTGTATTATATGAGAAGTTAACACCTGAATAGTCTTCACTTTTTAGACCTTCATTACCGAGGCTATTGTATTTATATACAGCCATAGCAGTAATGACATCTTCATGTTTATCCCAATCAGTTCTTCTACAATAATTACAGAACTCAGATTTACATAATTCTAGAATAGCCAAGAGGGTATCATCCTGGTCATAGTTATGTATATCGAGAAGCAGTCTTAAATTATTAAGCATTTAGATACCCTCCTGATTTATTACTCTACTGTTACAACTACACTTCCACTATAAGTATCGTAAGAACCATCTTCTCTGACTAAATCATAATAGATAGTATCTCCAACACTTAAATTGGCTGTATAGTCTAATTCCGCATGAATATATGCGCCTTCACCGCCTTTGTCTACTAAACTTTGTGTTTTTTCAGCATCTTTGAAGATATTTATATGATATGGTACCATACTCTGGTCACCATCATAGCTTACTTCAATAGTTACTGTAGTTGTTCCTTGGTTTATAATTGCGGTTGCTGAAGTTACTTCAAAACCATAACCGCCACTTGGTGTCGGGCCCTCAGATGATTCATCTTCTGAAGATTGGTCAGGTACAACATCTGTGAGAGTTACTGGCTTATACTTTTCCTCTGGCGGTTGTACAACTACAGTTACTGTAACTCCAGCATCAAGACCAAATCCTTCAACAGTTATTTCTCCACCCTCTGGAATAACTACATTAGCATGGGAAGGTGTATCAAACTCTATTACTGCTCCTTCCATTCCTGTAAAGGTTATGGAGTCTCCTGAGTTGATTGTCATTGTTGGAAGTGGGTCTTGGTCAGTTGAACCTGGTTCTTCTGATACTGACCAACTAGCACTAGTAATTTGAGCATAACTCTTACTATTAGCAACACCCTTTATCTTACTAATAAGAGCATCAGCAAGATGATTATTGGGAATGTGTGAGTATTCATTAGCCATAATGAACCTCCTAATTACTTAAGAACTACGCACTTAGATTCATCTGTAAGAGCAATAACAGCATACCTATCAGCAACTATGTTGTTGAGTTTAGTATCAATGTCTCTGCCCTGTTCTACTCTGACATCTTTCTTAATAAATGCTGTAACTGCTTCTCTTGTAGCAAGGTAACCCTTATCTCCATTGAGGTCTGCCTTTGTGAAGTAAAGAGGAACACCACAAATAGAACCAATATAACCAGTTCTAGCATATGCTTCTACATACTGAAGAGTATCCTTGAGTTGCTTTCTGATTGCTGGAACATATTCCTGACCAACAATGAAGAAGAGACCATCTTCACTCTCTGTTTCATTAGCATATTCTGCTATAGCATCAGCAAAGTTACCAAATGACCAATCTGTAATTGTGAAACTATTTGTAGATTTATGGAACTCAGCAAGTGCTTTCTTTGTCCAATCATTTACCATAGCTTCTGCCATAGTCTTGACCTTAGTATCAATAAGAACTGGGTCAGTCATAAGGTCATCGTCATAGTATCTTGTCTGAGCCTGAGTTCTAGAAACTCTATATTCCTCAGGTGTGAACTCGGCGTCGATGAACTGTGTATTTCCATCTCCTCTTGCGAGGTCTTCTGCTTCTCCACTACCTACATATCTGTGGATAACTTTTAACATTCCAGGTTCACCCTCAAGTGAATAATCAGGTGTCATGAACCTGTTCATATCTAACTTTGTAGAAAGGATAGATTCAATCTTGTTCTCAAGAACTTCATTGTCATATCCCTTAAAATCAAATAAAGCTGCCATATTTTCTCCTAATTTTTCATCTCCTGATATAGTTCAGGATTCTCATTCTTTAACTGTTGTAATTCAGACAAGGAGAGTTTATTGAATTGTTCTTTAGTGAGAGTAGTTGTATCAACATCCGTTTTCTTTGGAGATGACCCACCTAATCTCTTTTCTACTTCTGCTTTAACAGACCTTTTAAATGCCTTATCTAATAAATCAATTCTCTGCTTCATTGTGTCAGCATCTTCATCTACTATGAAGTCAACCAAATCCAACGAGAGACCTTTTTCACTCAGGATTTTTCCTGCTACATTTTTGTTCTCTGCTAAAGCAAGTTCTCTCTCCTTAGCCTCTATTGCTAATTCTCTTTGCTGTAACTCATACTCATATTTCTCTTCAGCACTCATCTTTGCGAGTTTCTCACTCTCTTTGAGTTTCTGAGCATTCTTTTGTTCTGCTTTCTTCAGTGCTTGGGAAACTCTACGGTCACCTTCCTTTTGAAGTAAAGCATCCAATTCTTCTTGAGTAAAAGTTAACTTGTTTTCAGTTTCAGTTTCCTGACCCTGTTCGTTGTTGTTATTTTCTAAGTTTTCCATATCTCTGTCCCTTTCTAAGTTACTTTATGAAACCCTTTAATTTATTCATCTAATTACATTATACAGGTTAACAACCTTTTTCTTCGTTTTTAGACCACTGCTATAATTGAACATCTACAGTTCGGATGGAGAGGAACTAACCCACTATCATCATCTATGTCAAACACCTTATTAGAAAGTTCATTACAGGTATCACAACAATCTTTTTCTGCTAGAACCTTATATTTTGTGATTCCTTCTTTTCTGTAGCCTTCTACTGCTGCCTGTGTTGAGTAGTGTGCTAGTTCTGTATTTGCTAATGTCTTTGCTCTGCCATATGAAACACTAAAGTCTTTCATCAGTGATTTTATAAA